GCTCTTCCGATCTCGCAAGGCGGGCCCCGATGAGCGGGTAGGCGTCCGACGAATCGTAGTAGCAGTTCACGGACCAGAGCCCGGCAGACGCGCCATTGCTCCAATTGCCGCCGACGAAGGGGTAGTATTCGCCACCATCGCGCCAGCGTCGATAATCAGGGAGGGTTGCCGTATTGTCGTTGCTCGTTGAAAACGTATTGGCAATCCACGACTCGTCGCCCGTAGGCCGGAAGGTGATCGGGTACTGCGTTGACCCGCCATTCGGCACGCTCTCGCCCGTACTGGTCCAGCTTCCGTTGTAGTCGCGGCGCTCAATGACACCGTTCAAAGTGCGAGCGCCATCCATCCACTGGCGCACGTTGCCCCACAGCCCAACCACGCCCCGGTAAGTGGCTTGAGCCACGTCTGCAGCATCCACATTTGCCGCTTCTGACTCGTTAACTCGACCTTCGCCGGTCACGGTCTGGCTGTCCATTGAGGCGTTTTCGATCAAATACAGCCACTGAATGGCAAGCCACATGTCGTAGTGCCACAAACGGAAACCGGCCACGCCAGAGACGTTGCGAGCCTCGGCATTGGTGATTGCCGTGCCAATGGTCATGTCAACCCACGGCAGCACGCCGGGGATCGACTGCATCTTTCCGCCGGACTCGCTGGCCTGGTACTTGCCGACCTGAATTGCGTCAACCTCTGTGCCGTCAAGCACAAACGCTGGCATGACGCTGAAGCCGGTCAGCGGCTGATCGCTAATCCACCAGGCCGAATCACCGCCTGCAGTGCCGCGCTTCCAGTAGAATTTGGGGATCTCTACCATATCCTGGCCATCCACAACCACATCACCGATCCCGCCCCAGATCGGGTGGCCGTTGAAGTAGCTGGCCGATGGAGTAGCTATCGTGTTGCCGGCTTCGTCAACGTGATCCCAGGTGCCGCCAGGGCCGCCAGTTGCTCGGAGCGCAACGCCAATAACTTGAGCAGCCAGAACAGTAACGGTTGCGCTGTAGGCTGCAGACTCTGCGCCGTATTGATCCTCTGCAACTACCTGAAACGTGTAGTCCGTGTCGTTATCAACGTCCGGCGCTGTTACGTCAACGATCTCGCCGTCCTGAATGCCATCCGTATCGGCAAAAACAAATCCGCCGTCATCGTGAATTCGATACACGACAGTGTGGCCATCAGCATCAGTCGCACCCGTAAACGACACCTGAAACGTGCTGTTTTTGCCGGTCTGCGTGGGGGCGCTGATTGTGATCGGCCCTTGTGGCGGATTGTTCGCCACTACGCCTGCACTCACCGTTTCGGCCTTGCTTTTGTTGCCCAGGTTATCGACGGCGTAAACCGTTGCGGATACGGTGCCACCTGCAGCTACATCGACCGCCTTTTCCAGTGTCGCTTCGCCGGCTGTTGCAGGTACGGTTTCCGTCGCGCCGTCCCACCAGGCCACTACAAAAGATTCGATTGACCCGCCTGATAGCAGGCTGGTTGCGCTGGCCTCGATGGTGTATTTGCCTTGCTCGCCGGCTTCGGCGGGGGCGGTTAAGGTTTGGGTGACGACAATTGTGGTTGTGCCGCCAGAAGCCTCGACTGGTGACCACGCCCCGTCTTTTCTGGCGTATTGCTGGCCGTCAACGGGAGCGTCTGACAGCTTTTGCGCCAACGCGCCGGATAGGTCTGTCTGATCGGCAAGATTGCCGCTTATTTGCCCCCATATCGCAGTCTGGTCGGTGAGCTGCGCATACTCGCTACCACTCCAGCGGTACATGTAGCCGGTGTCGGTGGCAATGTAGACTTTCTGGGTTTCGCCGGTTGCCGGGAAATCGGCCTGTGCCGGGTAGGCTTTGACCTCTTCCAGCGCGCTCAAGTCCGGCTTGCCGGTCAGGTCGCTGTATTTGCCGCTTGTGGCCACAGTCGCAAGGCCGGTGACCGTATTAGCTGGCTGCGTGCCGGTATGCGTTTCGCGATCCCGTAGCTGTGCGTCGGTGGCGTTTTTGGTGGCCTCGAACTCAATATCTGTGAGCTTGCTTTGCTCTGCCGTGGTGTAGTCTTCCGTAGACAAGCCCTTGCCAGTGGCCTTCTGGACGTACTGACTGTGCGGGTCGGCGGCCTCTTCGTGGGTTGTGACAGCGGTCGAGGCCGTGCCGGATGGGTCTGCCCCTACTTGCTCCGGGGTGTAGTCGCCAGTCTGCGCGGTAACAGCGCCAGTGCGGCCATGTACGCTTTGCACCGGGGCGGCAATCACCCATTGCACCGGGTCTGCCGATTTCAGCGTGTATTCGGTATCGTCGCCCTTTTGCCATAGGCGCTTGCCCACTTGGTCAGCCGTGACGGTTAGAGCCAGGCGCTCGGTTTCGTCTGCAACGATCCAGGCAAACGGGGTGTGCGCGTGTTCCGGGGGTAGGTCTTTATGTTGTAGTGCCATGATTACTCGCTCGCTGTTACGCAGTCATAGTCGGCGTAGATACCAATATCGCCGGCAACAATTTGATCTGGGCAGGCCGTGCCGCCACCGCCCTGGCCAAACACGTCTTTCAGTTCCGTGACGCTCACGCGGTAGGCGGTGCCGTTGCGCTCGATAAGCAGGTTGTCGGTGTCTTGCACTGGCAGTATGAGCTTTGCCAGAGCGCCGGGGCTGAAGCTGCCGCCACCGCCACCACCAGAGCCGCCGCGCCTTCCAGCCGGGCCTTGCAGGTCAACGTACTTGCCCCAAGTGCCATCTGGCTTTTCAAAGCGGAGTTTCGAGCCTCGCCATTCGTGCTTCGGCTTGTCGCCTTTCGGCCCCTGCGGGCCCTCCGGTCCTCTTGGTCCTTGCTCGCCGTCCTTGCCGTTTTTGACGCTGGCCTGCAGCTCGCTGAAACGCGCCTCAAAGTTGTTGAGCTTGCGCTTGAGCAGCTTCGCCGCCTTTGCCAGCCAGACGCTGTTACTCGGCATCGTCCCCTTCCTCCAGGGCGGCCAGGGCTTTCAGTTCGGTTTCAATGCGGGCCTCGGCTTCTTTTTGCCTGAGCTTTTCCATTCGCTCCTGAGCATTGATTCGGGCCTTTTCAGCCTTCATGGCAACTTCGTGCGCTTCTTGCTTGCGGCGCTCTTCAGCTTCCATACGCTCCTGCTCTTTGCGGGCCATAAGCTCGCGCTGTTGGCGCTCTTCATCCTGCCGGGCTTCGACTGCTTTCAGGCGTGACTCTCGCTCTTCCTGATTCGCAATCGCTTTGGCCTGGCTGAGCTCTTCATCCCACCGCCGGCGGTCTTCGGCCAACTGGGTTTCACGATCGATGGCGGCCATCTGCAATTCGCGGATTTTGGCATTGGCTTCGCGGTCACTGGCTTGGGCCTCTCGCTCTTCCCGGTCGGCTTCTGCAATTTCTTCCTGCAACGCCTTCATGGCTGTGCTTTCTTGCTCCCAAGCCGCATCAGAATTGAACACCAGATCCTTGTCCCGGGCGTTTTCGCGGAACTTCTGAATCTGCTCCATGGTGTCTTCCGGGTTCACCCCGCGCTTGCGCATAACCTCATGTTCAGAAGCGAAACCGGCCCGTACCAGAGTGAGCCAAGCGGTCGCCTCTTTGGCCGGGTCGATCCACGGCATTTGCTGGCCAATAAACATCGCGTCGTCTGCGGTGCCCGACTCCAAGTCGGCGGGCATGGGTACTGCGCCGGACAGGTGGGCCGCTCGCACGAAAGACTCCCAAACCGGCTGAATAAAGTTGCCGACAAACTCATCGGTGAGTGTGGCGTAATGCACCCACTGCTCGATCAGCTCCTGACGTTGGGCGCTGAACGTGCCGTTATAGTCTCGGGCAATGCTGCTGTAGTTCGCGCCGATGCCGGCGGCAAAGGCTTTGAGCTGACCCTGCCGGAAAGTAACCAAGTTCGGGTTTGGGCGCTTAGAGTCGATCATGCCGATCTCTTCACCGATCTCCAGCGTGTCGATAATGGCGCCCGGCTCCAGGCTTAATTCTCGGGGCGTGACGTTGCCGTCTTCGTCCCTGGGCATGCTGTCAGGGTCTGCGTGTTCCGGGTTACCGCGCTTGACGTAGGCAGTCAGCATGGCGGCAATTTTAGCGGCTACGCGCTCAGATTCTTCGTAGTCCTTGATGTCTTCCAGGCGGGTGATCACGCTGGCGAACTCGGAGACGCCGCGAATCTGGCCGATACGGTCAGCCACGGTGATGTGCAGAATTCTGTTCGCCGGGACCGGCTTCAGCTCATTGCCGGCTAAACTCGGGAAGCCGTCACTCGGATGGCCCTTGTAAACCCAATAAGTATTCGGCTTGCCCCATGCGTTCAGGCCGATGCCCTGGCGAATCTTGCGCGGCTCGTCGTTCAGGCTGAACGGCACCATGTCGGGCTCGAAAATTTCCAACGAGTACGGTACGCGGGTGCCATGCTCCAGAAACGGAACCGGGCCGATCAATTGCTGGGCAAAGGCTTCGCCATCGCGCAACCACGTTTTGCAGACTAAGCGCTGCACGCGAGCCCAGTGGAACTGTTGGGTGACTTCCGGGTGCTTTTGCCAGTCTCGATAGGCTTCCAGCAAAGTCTTGGCGTACTCCTTGTGAATCGTGCCATCGGCTCGGCGAGGTTGCGGCTCGATGCCAATGCCCTTTGGCCCCACAACGTTGTTGACGAGCGTTCGGATAGCGCCCCGGGCAATGTCGTGATTCTGCTCCAGGTGCCGGATCTGGTTTCGTATGGCCACCGCGCCTTGCTGTGTCTGCAGGTTTGGCCCGCCACTGTCGCGGCGGAACTTGCGGGTGCGGCTGGGCTTTGCGGCTTCGTAGTAAGCTACGGCCTTGCGAGCCTGCACTCTGCGCACTCCGGCTTCCGGATTGAACCATGAAACGATTTTGTCGATGCTGTTCATGCCCGCCATCAGTTCAACCTCGCCAGTGAGTAGCCCAGGCCGCCAATGGTCGGGGCGCCGGCTGCGCGGGATTTCTGGCCATTTACCTTGCTCTCCCACTCTTTCCTGCCGGCCCGAATGGTGTCCAGGTCTGCCCGGCCAATACGGCGGCCGTCAAACTCTATGGTCTGGCCCTGCAGCACGGCGGCTTCTGCGGCCAGGTATTTTGCAAGCATTTCTTCGGCTGTCGGGGTCGTCATTGTCGGCACCTGCTTTTATGGATGTTTTCACACTACAAATGTCCCTCTGACACATGTAGTGGCGTTTTGCGCATTTCTACGCGGCCGATGTGGTGGACACGATTCGGGCAATGTGACGCTCAGATAGGTTGTACTCCTTGGCCAGCTCCGCCATGTTCTTGCCGTTGTACTTGCGCACAATCTCCCGGTTCCTGTAACCAAGATTTAATCCCGGAATGTAGATCGGCCCAGCCCCGGCCTCGCGCCGGATTTCCAGCGCCAGATCATCTGCCAGCGCAGACGCGGCCCGTTCGGCCAGCTTGTACTTCCGTGTCAGGCAGGCAGTAAGGATTCGGTGCCGCTCAACAGCAGAGTCGGTGTCCTGGTTCAGTGTGGGCATCATAGGCGGTTACTCCATTCGGATTTGCCAAAGGCGGGGCGGGGTTTTGCTTTGGTTGCGGGCTTTTCGGCCTGGCTGCTTTTCAGCCCTGGCTCGGCCACGCTTTTTGGAAATCTATTAAGATTGATGCCAAAGTGCTGCTGCAGCAGGCGAATGGCTGCAAGGTTGTAAACGGCGGTATCAAACGGCTCATTGCGCCGTCCGCCTGCATCCCATTCAACTTGCTTGCGGCCCTTGCGATAAATTACCTTTCGGCGCTCGCTGGTCAGCTGCTTGAAATACTCTTCATCAAACTGATCGGATACCGGCCAGTGCATATACCCCTCTCCGGGGTTCATGATCTGGAATCGCTGGGTGATAATTTCTTTCGCGGTGTCGGTGCCCACCATCGTCAGGTAGATGCCCCGGCTGTTGCGCTTGCGCGGGAATGCCGCAACCGGCTTTCCGGCCTGGCTGTGGCCCTTGATCGGGATAAACTTTCTGGCCCCGTACTTTTTGCAGAAGCGGTACACCTCGTCTGTGAAGTGGCCGCCGGAGTCGATCAGGGTCAGCTTAACGTCATGCATTTCGCCGGTTGGGCTGGCAAATTGGCGACAGATTCTTTTGTGCAAAAGATCCCATATCTCAGACCGGGAAAGGTCACCGTATAGCCGCTCGTAGCTCACCCGGTACGACTCTTCCCCTGCAATCCATGCGGTGATATCCAGTTCCAGGCGGTCGTCCTGAGTGTCCACTGCTGCGGTCAGAACGCAGTTATCAACCGGCACCTCTGCCGGATAGTGTTCGCGCCTGGCGTATAGGTGGTCGGGCTCTATCTTCTCGCCTTCGGTGTCGTCCCATGCCTCGCCCAAGGTGGTGTTCACGAAGGTCTTGAGCTTGCTCGGGTCATTTTTGGCTTTGAGAAAGTCGGTGACGATTCGG